TTTCATATGTAGGTTGGGCCTCAAACATAGGTATTAACCACACAGCTTTTACAGAAGACATGATTCCAATTAGAACCGAAGTAAGCATCGCTATTCAATGCTTTGCTGGTTCTGGATTACAGTCAGGAGCCTAAATGCCAATCTACAAAGGGTCTAGATATGAATACTCAAACATTGACCATTTTAAAACCACTGCAACGGGTGCTGTTAAGCCTAATGTATTTTATTCATTTTCTGATTTAAGTTTAACAAACTACTGGCTACATACTTATGTAGAAGGTGAGCGCCTGGATGAGATTGCATTTAAGTACTACAGCCGACCTGAGTACTGGTGGATTATCCCCGAGTACAACCCTGAAATACTAGATATAAATAATATTACTCCTGGAACGGTGCTAAGAATACCAAATGTTTAATTACATAACCGTTGACTTTCCTGAGACTACTTTGCAACCTCAGGTAATTTACTCTGCCACCATAACTCAAAAACGTTATGCGCATGAGCTGGTTTGTCTTTACTTTAAAGACTGGGGTGTCCAATATGATGTTATTAAGGCTGGGCTGCCAGTACACCTAACGTTCTCTGGATACAACGAAAAGAAAGAGATTTACGGGTACGTCCACCACGTTAACTTAAACAGAACCCCTGGAAAGAACTTTACAGAACTTACTATCATAGGTTCTTCTTTTCCTATGAAGCAACAGTCTCAATATATCTATAAGAATACGACAGCCGATCAGGTTGTTAAAGAAATCGCCTCAAAGCACAACTTTGTGTGCTACGCCGTACCTCATCCACGCGTGTACCCTCAGATATCTCAAGCTGGTCATTCTGACTGGGAGTTTATGGTTCGTTTAGCAAAACAGTGCGGCTACACCCTTCGCGCCACTAACACTGAACTGTACTTCCAACCAATCATGGAAGATTATACAAAGTATCGTGCAGAAGCCCCTAAGTTTATTATGCGCCCAGCGTCAGCCCCTGACGGCTCTACTATCTACTCCTTCAAACCAATGATTGGTGAGTCTATCCCTTATGAGGATGCTACTAAGGGCGCTATTGCGGTAAGTGGTGTAGACGTAACAAACTCTGAACCTATATCTATCACTCAACAAATTAGAAGCGCTAAAACAAGAATGAAACAGCAAGTAGAGTTCTTTGATAGATTTGATACTGCAACCGTAGCTCCAGATGTTCTGGTTGCCAGCTATGAAGCTGAGGCTGCTGAAAATAGAAACTACTTCCCTTACCGTGGAGTGGTTGAGGTTCTTGGTAACCCTAATCTTAGGCCAGATATGCCTGTGTACCTTGACGGCATTGGGGAGCCATACGCTGGTTATTGGATTGTATTAGAGGTACAGCACAACATTGTTGAAGAGGAAATAAACAGACAACGGTTTACTACTACATTAGTAGTAGGCACTGATTCTTTAGGAAAAGCTCAACGTTGGGTGGATAGTCAGATAATTACAGCCCCAGACTACACCCCTAAAAGAACTGTTATACCTAATGTACTTCAAACCAGAGTAGTGCCAACTACGGTGCTAAACAAAAGAACTCAGTATGAAAACGCTACAACAGTAAACAGTTTTGGAAACCCACAAAATAGAGCTAAGCCAAGTGTTGCCGCCTCTATTAATGAGCCTTCTATGTGGCAGACAAATACCACAAGCCTTGACCCAGTAATCATAGAATCATCCGTGTTAGAGTTCATCACTGACCGTTTGGCTAAAAAGATAGGGGCCGTCAATGGACTTTGATAAAAGATTCTATGGCATTTATCAAGGGCTCGTCATAGACAACCAAGACCCTGAGGCCCGCGGTCGCGTGACTGTACAAGTGCCCCAAGTCACAGGCCAAGCAGTCACAGACTGGGTAGATGTATGCGGTAACGGTGCTGGGGTGGGCGCTAACAAAGCCGTCTACGGTGCTTTCTCAGACTATACAACACAAATAGCTACAGCTAACACGGCTACCGCTATGCTCATAGGAACTACCGATGAGGCTAATGGCGTAAGTATTGTTGGTGGTTCAAAGATTACCTTTGCTTACTCTGGTGTCTATAACATTCAGTGGTCTGGTCAGTTTCAAAACATTGACTCTCAAGAGCATGATGTGAGCGTATGGATGCGTAAAAATGGTGTTGATATAGTCGGCTCTACTGGTCTTATCTCTGTACCAAGTGTTCACGGAGGTGTAGATGGGCATAGCTTAGCTGGTTGGAACTTTGTTTTTACTGTAGCCGCCAATGATTATTATGAATTCTGGTGGAGCACAGCTGACGCTAAAGTTAGAATTAAAACATATGCGGCAACTACAGGCCCTGTTAGACCGTCTACTGCCTCTTTAGTTGTAACCGCAACGCCCGTAGGGAACATATCTCCAAACCCTGGAGATGCTGTTTGGATTATGTATATTGCTGGAGACCCTAACTTTCCAGTATGGATGGGAGTACTTAAATGAACACAGCTATCTCGTTACCATTTAACTTTGATGAGACTGGCTCTATAGCCACTACCTCTAATACTGCCAAAATCTGGGAAGACCGTGTAATAATCACAGTAATGACCAATTTGGGCTCTAGAGTGATGCGACCCACATTTGGCAGTGACGTAAACAAAGTTGCATGGGAAAATATAAATGATGCCCTTACTTTAGTTAAACAAAGCATCTCAGTTGCGTTTAGCCGATGGTTAACCGCGCTAGAGCTTTTAGATGTAAGTGGCTATATAGACCCAGCAGATGGATACCTTGTAGCACAAGTTAAATACAACTTAAAAGCTGAAAATATAAACACAACTCTAAACATAAAAACCGCAATCCTTAGCAGGAGCGGAGACGTACTTCTGGAGGTAGCTTCTAATGGCTGATAAATATGTACCGCAAGTAGATTACACATCTCGTGATTACGCCGCTATACGCGACGATATGACCTCCCTTATCCCTGACTATACAGGTAACAAGTGGACTAACCGCGACCCTGCAGACTTTGGTATGACTCTTCTTGAGTTGTTCTCTTATATGGGAGACATCCTAAATCATTATATTGACCGCTCAGCTAATGAGTCATTTATTGGTACAGCCAGCCAGCGCGATAGCGTATTGCAGATATCAAAGCTACTAGGGTACCGTCCAGTAGAGACAACCCCTGCAACGGTAACATTGACTTTTTATAACTCAACTGGAAGCACAATAACTGTACCTGCATTAACTAAAGTAGCTACTACGGTAATCTCTAATAGCGCCTCTAACCAAATCATATTTGAAACTAACTCTGCAGTAACTGTTCCAGCTAAGGTGGGCTCTGTAAGTGGAAGCATTCAAGTAAAAGCTACCCAAGGCTACACAGTTACAAATGAAACTATTGGAACTAGCACAGGTCAAATTAGTCAAGTCTATAAACTAGCAAACACATCTGTAATTAACGACAGCGTGTCTGTAACCATTAACGGTGCATCGTATGTTCAAGTTCCTTACCTTATTGACTACAACGGATATGATGCAGTATTTACTTTGTATACTAATGCGTCTAACGTTTCTTATGTATTATTTGGAGATGGTGTAAGCGGATTAGTTCCGCCAAATAATGCTGTAATTTACGCCACCTATAGAGTAGGTGGCGGCACAATTGGTAACGTTGCGGCAAACACTATTAAAACTATTCTTACAAATAGCCAAGTAGGCCTTACTGTACTAAATACTTATTACGGTAGCCCTACTGACACGGGCGCAGCCTCTGGCGGAACAGACGCAGAATCAACAGATTCTATCCGCCTAAACGCACCTCGAAGTATGCATGCACTTAATAGAGCTGTCTCTTTAGCAGACTACGCAGCTTTAGTTAAAGCATCTGGTGTATCCAAAGCCGCGGCAGTAGCTGATGTCTATACAAGTGTAACTGTATTCTTTGTTCCATACGGAGACTCTGGAGTAGAATCAGACCTAGTAACACCATCAACTGTGTTTAATAATACAGTACCAACAATTAAAACTTATTTAACAGATAAGATTCCAGCAAATACAACTGTAACGTTTCAACCAGCTTCTTATGTAAAAACAGAGCTATTTGCTACTATAACAATTTTACCTAAGTACATCCAATCCTTAGTTAAAACTCAGGTATCTGCAGCTATCTCAAGCCTATTTTCTATAGATAACGTTTCTTTTCAAGATACTATTTATCTAAGCGATGTAATAGCAGCCGCTACCTCAGTTTCTGGAGTTGCCTCTGTAAAGATTACAAAGCTTGTAAGAAATGATGCAGACCAAACCTTTGTGGTAAACAACAAAGCCCTTACTAGCAGCGTAGCTACTATTACAACATCAGCTACTCATAATATAACAGTTGGTCAAACTATCTATGTATCTGGTGTTGGTACTGGAGCTGGTGATTTTGATGGCACGTACGTAGTAACGGCTGTGGGCGCAACTACAATTAGCTATACAAACGTGTACGCTAACGTAACCTCTACTGCTGTGGCTTCTGGCGCCGTAACCGTACTTAACGTAAAAGATATTAAATGCGCTCCTAATGAGATTCCTACCCTTAATACGGCAACACTAGGGCTTAGCTACTCTGGAGGCATTGCCTAATGTCAAGATATGGCCTTACTCGGTATAACTTAGGTTACTACGGAAGCTCTGACGCCAACCCATTTATTGCTACTAACTTCACAGCAATAGAGGAGAACTATGGGCACATAAAGTTACAGTGGAACAGCCCATACGGACAATGGTCAAAGCTTAAATTAGTCCGTAATAGTTATGGTTTTCCAGTAGACGCCTTTGATGGAATATCTTTAGATATAAAAAGCGACGGCTCATACGTTGCTTTTAAAGAAACTGACCCAACCTATTATGATGACTTGTCTACTCTTGGGGACAACTCTTTCTATTATTATTCTTTATTTGTATTTGAAACTGTTACCTATACTTGGGTGCGCGTTGGAGACACGCTATCTGTATCAGCAAAAGACTATGGGTACACAGACCTTATGTATAACTCACTACCTGATATTTATAAGACAACCTCTTTAGGTGCGCCTTTTGATAGTTATAACAATGAAGACCTATACAACTTCTTGTCATTATTTGGATTCCAATTAAGTCTAATGCACACCTACACTAATCTTCTTGTAAATAGATATAAAATAGATGCAGTTGGTGGGCCACTAGTTCCTCCATTTATGCAAGAGTTTGGGTTAGAGTATGAGCAAGAAATAGGCCTTCAGCAAGAGCGAATCTTGTTGCAGAATATAGCTACTATATTAAAAGAAAAAGGTTCAGCTGATGGCCTTAGTGAGTATTTAAAAGCCTACACTGGGTACACAATCCCTGGAGCATCATCTGCTCCAAATCCTAATTCTATTGGAACAACCATAAGCAAAAACATAATGCTTGACTACAATGACTCTTCTTTTGAAGAATCTGTAGGGCACTGGACATCCCCAAATAGCAGCGCAAACATTTACTGTTTAAAACAAAAAGACGTAACAAAACTACAACTTACAACTAACGTAGCAACTTTGACTATTGGAGCTCATGACTTTAAAGTTGGACATAAAATATTTACAAATAACTTTAATCTTCCTTTATTTAACTCTGGAGTGTCTACGTTTACCCTGACCGCTGTAACAAGCACAACAATTTCATTTGCCCTTACTACTGCAAATATACCTTTAACCGCTGCCTATAACGAAGCTCTTGAGGTCTACCCAACAGTTAGAACTGAGCCATATCCTTGGGCAGAGCCTACAGCTTTAGTTAACTATCCTAATAAGAAAAAGGGAATTTTAGCTGTTCGTAACGCAAACGGAACTACAGCAACCCTTAGCATTAAATGTGGTGATACAAATGCTATTACAAAAGGAATACCAGTAACAGCAAGCACTGCATATAGTTTTAGCGTTTATTCTATTGCAGGCTCTACTACTAGAACTATAACTGCAGGCATTGATTGGTACGACCGTTTTGGTGTGTACATTTCATCAAGCGCAGGAACTGGTACTTCAAATGCTACTGGAGAGTTTTCTGGTCGTATTAGCGCAGCTAATAAAACATCACCAGCTACCGCGTACTATGCGGTACCTACAATCTCTATTGCTTCATCTGCAGGCTCTGCTAGCAATGAATGGCATTACTTTGACTGCGCTCAGTTTGAACAATCAGCCTCTGTAACGTCATTTGAAGAGGCTCGCCAAATTAAGATTGCCCTTAAGGCAAAAAGAATTAATGAATTAAAGAACCCTCACTTTGCTGGAAGTAGCTCTGCCCCGCCCTGGGCAGTAACTGGCGGTACTCAAACAATTAGTACTGCAAAGATTTCTCCAGGAGTTACTGTTTATCCAGCTACATATTTAACTTTAGCATCTGGTATTGCAAAACTAGAGTCATCTATTACTAATGACCTAAAGGTTGGACAAGTAATTTATGTAAGTGGGGTATCTGGAGTAACTAACGGAAGTTACACAGTAACTGAATGGGGCGCCGCAACTTCAGTAGCTGGGGCTTATATAAAGTTTAATACAGGTGGTTCTACAACAGCGGCTAGAGCAGTTGTTAGCGGTAGTTTCTATGATGCTGGAAACGCATTAGTAGTTACTGCGTCTGGTACATCTGTTGTAATTAAGTCTTGGGATGGCTCTACTACCTCGCAACTTATGGGGATTTATTACCCATCTACAGACTACACATTTAGTGTGTACTGCCAAGGAACTATTCAAGCAAACACAGCTACAGCTGCTATTGAGTGGTACAACATTTCTAATTCTTTAATAAGCACAACAACAGGCACAACTACGTCGTTGACTACTTATTTAAATGCAACGGTGTGGGATAGAGTAAGCGTTATTGGAACCGCCCCAGCCACGGCAGCGTACGCTGTTGTAAAGGTTACTTTTGCTACAGCAGTTGGAAACACGGTAGCCCTAGACTCTGCTTTATTTGAAAGAGCTTCTTATGCAGAGCCTTTCTTTGATGGCGATACGGGCCCAGGGCAAAGCACAGACTTTATGTGGGAGGGTACTGCTAATGCAAGCCGCAGTCACTACTACAAGAACTATGCTGTAGTAAGCAGCCGCCTACGCAATGGCGCGCTAGACGATTATTTATTATTAGGTACGCCACTAGCGCTGTATTACGCACAGCCAAATACGTAGTACACTATTCCCATGTTTGAACTACTACTTGTTGCATTATTTACATCATTCTTTCTTGCTGTCCTTGACCCACTAACAGCTTTCTTATCTATGATAATTAGCTCTATAGCGGTAAACGCTACCTTCTCATTGCTACTGTCTGCTATTGGAAATATACTAATAGAGACCACAACTGTAAAAGGTTTTATTATTCAAACAGTTGCTGGGGCTTTCTTAGGTAAGGTATTTATTGCTGCAACTGAGCGGTTAACTGTTTATCGCCACGTAACTGTAGGCTCCGCTAGACAGCCATAAAACCTGTGCTAGAGTAAGCCTCCCCTAACGAGGAGGTCCTATGGACAAGTTATATGTATTAATTGCTGGTACAGGAGTTACCAGTCGCGCCAACCTAGAGGCGCTTGTAGAAGACTATTTCTACGCTAAGAACAAAGAGGCTGTTCTTTTACTAGCCTTTGATAAAACACCAAGCCAAGGTCAAATCTTTGCGGCTCAGTATGCAAAAGACAAAGGCAAGGACGTTGTCATATTTTGCCAAGAAGGGGCTAACCTAACTAGCTTCCCTACAGCAAGCTTTACTAACTCACAGGCCCCAATACTGGACGCACTTAAGAACTTTCCTGAGGCGACGGTAATGCTGCTGTGGGATGATTCAGATGCTAACTGCTTATCTGCTTTAGAGTTCTGTAAAGAGAACGGAATCAAAGCCTTTAACCTATGCGAGGGTTTGACAGTAGTGTCAGTGTCCATATCTACGGAAGCGCCTATAGAGGAGACAGAGGCTTCTATTAAGCCAGCACAGATAGAGGTAGCCCTTGAGGGGCTCTCAGAGGCTGTGAAGGCCAAAATAGAGGACGCTGTTGTTTCCGCCGCTAGGGCTGCTGTCCAGGATGCCCTTAAAACGCTCTAGAATGGTCATTACAGCCCGCGCCATAGGCGTCCTAGAGGAAATACTTATAAACCCCAACCACGGAGGCGCTAGGGGCCTTTCAGAGCGTTTGGGAGAGGGACGTGACGCCATTCAGAATTCTCTGAGTGACTTGCGCTCCCTAGGTTTAATTGAGACTACTACGGTCAAGACAGGCAAGCTTGGATTTGCCCGTAATATCAAAGTAACTGAGGCGGGTTATCAGTTCCTGAAAAGCCGTACATCTATACTGCTGTCTCAGCTAAATGCTAATAGCAATCTATTACTAGATACTAATACACATTTACTTAATTATAAACAGAATAGCAACGCAGACGCGTTGCGTGGAGGAAGCAACATGGATTGGGATGACTTTGCCCCTATGTACGTAGACCCTGAGGATAGGGATAAGCTTCTTCAGAAGAAGCGCGAGCTGAAGCATCAGGAAAAGATGGAGCAACACGAGCGCATTCGCGGTGAACGCATGAAGCGCAGGGAAGACAGCAACCGTGTCAACTGGTCTCCTACTGATGTGGCCTTTGAGTTTGGACATCGTATGCAGTTGCTCTGGCACGTTGCTCCTTGGCAAGTCACTCGCAGCCGTTTTCGTTTTGCTCTTGACAAGAAGCGCTCTGAGTACAACACTACGGGCGACTTAGAATGTCAGATGATGGATATCTTCTTTGACAGGATTAAGCATGATACAAGGATAAACGACCCAGAGATTATTTGGAAGAAGTTTATTGTAGATTTTGGTAGTCTGTTCTTACAGGTCACTCGACAGAGTGCAACCCCAGAACAGTTGGAGACAGAGCGTGAGCGTTCTATGAAGTCAAGGAGCAAATTATATGTTCAAGAGTAGTGAACTAAAGGCACGTCGTGCTTCTTGGGTAAAGCTTGCTCACCTACCTCAGCATTTGGTTGGTTGGGAGCTGTCAGATTGCAAGGCTGTATCTGAGGGGGATATGAAAGATGTGAAGACTTGGATTAAACGTCTAAAGGATAAAGAGATACTTCGCGCCCAAGGTACTGGATTATGTGGCAAGGGCTTGATGTTTTACGGAACACCAGGGCAGGGTAAGACAACCCTTGCTATTGCCGTTATCCAAGAAATCATTCGTACCTTTAACCTTGAAGAGTTAGATGTACGCGACGGCAACACTTTAGTTCGTCCTTGTTTCTTTACCACATTCAATGAAATACTAAACATCAAAGGCGCTTTAATTTCCAATAGCGCTACAGACGACCAAGAAGTTATTTATAATGGCATCCTTGGGGTTTGCGAGCAAGATTCGTTTAATATACGAGTTTTAGTTATAGATGACATTGGAAAAGAACACGCTAGTTTAAGTGGGTGGCAAAAGAATCTACTTCATGAGGTGTTGCGCACACGTTTTAACAATGGATTGCCTACCATAGTTACTACTAATATAAAGTTAGAGGATTGGGCGGCGTTATATGGAGATGCTACAGAAAGCTTTGCTAATGAGGCTTTTATATATATTCCAATTTTCTCTGACAAAGGTGACCTTCGTAAATGAAAGAAGCTTCCGTGAATCATAATCTACGTTTAGTACAGGTATTTTTAAGTCAATCTCAAACACCTGGTCCAGGTATTTTTGAAGTGTCTACTAATGATGAGGGCGCTTTATTCTGTACCTGCCCTGGATTTAGTGGGCGTAAAACATGCAAACACACAAAGCTTGTACAAACACGCATTGATAACAATGAAGGTAGTTATCCATTAGAGATTCTTAAAAAAGCAACTAAAGAAGAAGCAGAGCAGGCTAAGTTATCTGATGAAAATTACCGCAGCTTTATTATACGATATGGAAAAATAGAGGTTTTTTAAATGAAAAACGGGGACATCAGTAACGAGCTCCCCAAAAGGATAATCGTAGTATCAGACGTATTCTTACAGACGGAGCTCAAAGTAACTAAACGTTTTAAAATACTTCCTGTCGTAAAGACAGATACAAATGTTAATCGTCAAACGCTTAGTCAGTTGTATATTTATACAACACGAAAAGGCGTCACATTAGAACTTGCTTCGTTTGAGATGAACGAAGAATACCTTGGCGAGTTTATGGATAAACTTGACAACATGGGTACCAACCCATTTAGATACTACTCATCGTATGAATCTGTAAATCATTTGGTTGCTGAGCTTCCATATAGGCCCGAAGTGGTGGGGGTCCTAGATATACAGTCTCGTCAACTACGGTACGGGCATTGGGGGATAGACCAGTTATGAATCACGAATCAAAATTACTAAGTCGGGTAGTAACCGAGCGCAAGATTAATTACCTATTTGAAAAGGGAGTTAATGAGTCTTGGTTTCATTCACCTGAAGATAAAAAGTTATTTAAGTTCTTACAACATCACTTTGCTAACTATTCAGAGACACCTAGCCTAGATGTCATACGAACTAATTTTCCAACTTATACACCAGACGTTGTAGAAGATAGCCTTGACTACTTACTTGATAGGTTAGTAGATGAGCGCCGTAAGGCAATTGTTGTTTCAACTATCAGTGATGCTATTGAGCAGATAGATACTAAAAAAGACCACGACGAGGCGCTTAACGCTCTTACACGTGGCTTTGCTAGGATTGAACAAGAAGGATTATCTCGTACCAATGATATTGAAATTACCAAAGCGGCTGCCTTTGCTAAGGAAGAGTACGAGCGCCGTAAGAACAACCCAGGTTTACTAGGTTACTCAACAGGGTTCCCAACTATGGATGAGGCTACTGCTGGTATGCAGAATGGTCAGCTTATCTTTATTGTTGCTCCCCCTAAGACTGGTAAATCAACTGTTGCGCTACAGATGGCTGCGACTAACCATCTTAATGGACTGCGCCCTATGTTCCTTTCTTTTGAAATGAACAACGAAGAGCAGAAGCTTCGTTACTACGCTATTCG